TTTATCACGATTCAGACGATGCGTCAGATAGTTGGGATGAGGATCGTATGGATATTATTGGCATTAATGGAAATACCGGCGAGCATTATATTAAGTGATAACTTATAAAGTTATTAAATGGATAGGCGCAAATCCTAGAACTATAAAAATGCGCAGATTAAGTAAGTATGAAAGATGGTCAAATAAATATAGAAAATATAGGCGAACATGGTGGTGGGAAGAGATGCGATGAAATGCTAGGCATAAAATTAATTGAAAAAATGTAATATATTGACAAATAAAAAAGGGGCAATTAAGCCCCTCTTTTTTTACTTATTCATTACATACATAGTAACTTCAAAGCCAAATCTCATTTCAGTTGCTGATGGAGTTGTCCACATAATATTAGCCTTTCATTTATAACAAGCAAAATTACTTGTCTTGCAAATTATGGCTTTTTTGCGATACAAAACCATCAGTAAAATCATTAAAATGGTAGATCAGTTTTATCCTCTGCACCACCGGCTTGTTTTGGTTGTGGCTCTCTCATGGTTAGCCAACCATCAAAATTGACAGGGATACTTTCAATCAAGAGTGAAGTGCCACCTTGTTTGTTACTCATAGCCACGCCTACCTTTTGCCATCTAGCTTTTGTTTCGCCGTTAGCATTAGTGTATTCGCCTGTTTTAGCGATTAAATCATGGGTTATTGCCATTTTTAATTTCCTTTAAGTTATTTACGATAGTTTCAACTTCTTGCAAGAATAAGATCACCTTATCTTCCATCATTTTTATATATTCATCATCTCGATAAATACGCTTCACGAACCCTTGTAAATGATCCGGCATTTCGGGATCAAATGATACGAGATCGCAATATTCTTTTTCAGGCATACAGGCCAATTGCCACATACATTGGTCGATATACTGTTCTAATTGTTTGCCATCGGTTAGGATATTATCCAAGTGATTTTCAGGATTAGGCACTTTAATTTCAATTAATGAATTGGTAGATTCAACTATGCCGTCAGGTGAACATTGGCCACCTTCAATAGTAGGGTGCAAAACAATGGCCACTTGATCCACAAACACATTATTATGAACTTCATACCATGCCCTAGCCATAGGTTCTAAATCGATTCCTCGTTGCATTGCAGGCGTTTTATAGGTATCTATTTTACGGCCTGTCAATCTTTCACGAATCAACTCATTTTTATATTTGCGCCTAGTTAAAGATTCATCGCCCTTACGACCTTCAGTTAGCAAATCAGCAATCCTTGATCCTCCTATGCGGCCAACGCGCAAGGCCATCCATTCGGGACTACCCTGAACAATACCTCTAATAATTCTTTCCATATAAGTTCCTATTTAAGTGGTTTATCTAATTTTTTAGTTAATGGCGCTAATAAATACTTTTCGCCTAAAAATCTTTTTAAAGCTTCAACTTTAGTGCGCCTAGCTTCAGCTTGCATAAGTTCTTTAGCGGTTGTATGAATTGGATAGCCATACACATTACGAATTAAGTTATCTTCATCCATTTAATTCCCCTTTTCTTTTATCTTTAGCATCAATAACAAGTTTAGATAAGGTGCGATCATTCTTAACTTCACCCATAACAAAATTATAGTTAGCCTGTAACTCTTCTAATGATTGGCTATGATTAATTTTATTAAGATAATCTGATGCGTTTAATGCGGCTGATTGGCCATCATCATCATCAGCATAAACCGCACAAAGCGCAGATAAACTATACCGGCGAATATAAGATATAGCTGATCCTAATCCTTGCGGATCTTGTTTTTGAATAGGGCAGACGGCAGTATCCTCGATCCACTCCCCTGAACTATGGATTAAACGAGTTGTTAAATGGAGTTTATTGTCGTCTGATGGACTTAATGATTGAAGTATTGCTATGCCATTATCATTGAGCGGTTTTTTAACTGCATCAATAACGGAATTAATATTGGCGTATTTAGATTTAAAATGAGGATTGGTTGAATCTTTAACGGCAAATTTAATTTCTTTTTGCGCCGACACTAAAGCTTCAGCAATTTGTTTAATGCTATCTGATGTTTTCATCTTGTCTTGTCCTTAAAAAAGTTTCGTTATACTACATTTTCTATTGTAGCATTATAAATGCTTTTAGCCCAACGATTAGTTTGATAATTAGAATGCACAAAATAAGCCATATCAACAATCACTTTATTAATTTGATCACGAATACGGCCAAGCTTGTCATCATTAGGATCATTTAAAATGCTATGAAGTTGCGAAAGCAAAACTGTATCACCAACAAAGTCAGAATAAAGATCACCAAAGTTTTTGCATTGGAAAGTTAAGTAATATTCTACAAGTTCGGCGATATTCTTAATTTCCTCGCTATCATCAAAAAAATCAGGATCAGGATTGCGTAAAGCTTGAATATGTATCTTGTTTTCAACTGCAATTTGGTCAGCCATAATAGCTCCCGTAAGTTGTTGATTTGTCGTCATATTATACGCCTTTCAAGAAATTGTCTAGTAAAGGATACAAAACATACAACCAAAGACCAAAATATGCATAGGCCGCGATGGCATAAACTATTAATTTCTTATTTTGTGTTGTCATTCATCTTCCCCTATTTCTGATTGATATGGATCGATTTGTGTTTGAACATACTCATAATTATTTGTTTGAGTATTAAGTTTAAGCTTTGAATTGGGAACTACAAACTCATATTGATTCTCAATCCAATTAAGCTGAAGTTTAGCGGATTTAGGCGCATAGTTCCATTTACCTTCAATCCAATTGTAACGAAGTTTAGGTGATTCACCCCCGATAGCCATGATCGGGAGTGCAATTAATAATGCGGTTAATAGTGTTTTCATTATGCGGCTTCCTTTATATTATTAAATTCTTGTAATCTTTGATTATTCATAAAATCTTCATGCTCTGCATTCCACAATGACTGATAATAATTATCATAAAGATTTGTATGTTTTTCTAATAACAAAGTATCAGGTTTTTTGCCATTAGCATATTTATAATAATTGCGCTCATATTCAGGTAACCATATAGCAACATAAATAACAGAATTTTTACGAGTTTCTAAATATTTTTCTGATTCATTAATATATTTACCATTACAAATATATTTTTTTGAAGTTATACCACCTGAAATAACTTTATCCCAAAGAATATAGCCTTTTAATTTACCAATGCGTTCACCGCGAGTTATTCTAGGAATTTGATTGATAAGATTATCGCCAAAAATTTTACGAGCATAAGATTCGCCAAAATCTGAAGATAAATAGGTTTTTTTAGTTTCAATTTGAGCATAAGCCATGTTAGTTTCCCTCCACTTGATAAACGCCAACTAAAGTTGCTTCATTATCCCATGAATAAGAACCTGATGCAGATTTGTCAGCGGCTTGTTTTGAACTATGCCATGTAACTGCAAAACCATTATCTCGAATCCATCTTTTATCAGTTGCTAAAGATGGCCAATTTCCACATTGTAAAAAAAGGTCTAATGTTTCTTTTGCGCGAGGGCTAGTGCGAACAACTACATATTGATAAGCAGTATCAGTAGTTCTTTTGAATATTCCAACAGGTGTATTTGCTATTAGTTTCATATCGTTTCCTTATAGTTTCTTATTAATAAAATGTGTTGCTAGGTGTTATTATGCCAATATCAATGTTAAATACAACTATTTTTTAAATATTTTTATGCGTAATCAAGAACACTTGGCACAGTCTTTGCTTATTAAATGGTTTAGACTTCAATATCCATTAATGGCTAAATGCCTATTTGCCATACCAAATGGGGGCGCTAGGCACATAGGAACGGCCATAAAATTGAAGGCTGAAGGGGTTACGGCAGGCGTTTCAGATTTATTTCTTATGATCCCGGCTAATGGCTTGCATGGGCTATTTATTGAGATGAAAAAGGATAAAAGTGCAAAATTACAACAAAATCAGGCAGAGTTCTTAAATCTAGCAGAATCAATGGGTTATGGTGCGGAAGTGGCCTACGGATTTGAGGAAGGGCAAAAAATAATACAAAAATACTTGCAAGAACGATAATATTTGTTTAATAATAAAAAAAGACAAGATAAGAGAAAGGGAAATAATTGCATTATTATCAACATAACATATCAGACTATAGGGCTGATACAGGCCACTTAACCCTATTAGAGCATGGGTGTTATCACCAATTGCTTGATCAGTATTATCTTAATGAAGAGCCACTTCCTAAAGATATAGATAAAATATATAGATTACTTTCAGCGAGGACTGATGATGAAAAGACTGCTATTCAAAATGTTCTTAAAGATTTCTTTGTGGAAACTGAAATTGGTTTTATACAAAGAAGGTGCGATGATGAGATTAAATTCTACCATGACCGAGTAGATTTAGCCGCTAAAGCAGGTCGCGTAAGTGCCGAAAAAAGGGCAAAGTTCAACGGGCGTTCAACGGGCGTTCAAC